CGCCAGCCGCGGTTGGCGGCCCCATGGTGTAGCCCGCACCGTAAGTCGTGCTCAACCCGGCCCACTGCCCCATGCCGGACAGCGCGAAGCTGTTGGCTGCGTTGGTGATGCCGCCACTGACGCCGGCCCATGCAGCCTGCACGCCGGAGAGCACGCCGAAGCCATTACTAACTGACAGCGGCTGGCCATCGGCGCCCGGCACGGCAGTCGCGCCAGCGCCGGAGAACGAGCCGACGACGTTCAACACCAGCGGCTTGAGCGTCATCTTGTAGATTTCGTCCGCCACCGCGCTCTTGAATGTGGTGGCGAGCGAGTCGGTGAACGACTCCCAGTCGGCCTTGCCTTTTTCCAGCATCCCGACAAAACCGTCGTGGAAGGTGCCATCGATGGTGTCGACGGTTTTCTGCCACTCGCGGGCGGCTTCTTCGGCGGCTTTTTTGTGCGCATCGGCAGCCGCCTTGGCGGCATCGATGCCGGCCTGCTTGATCTCGCCGTTCTGTGTTTCGGCAATCAGCTGCTTTTGCGCGGCGATGCGGCGTTTCAGCGAGTCGGTGACATCGTCGTTCAGGTCGAGCGATTCGCGCCACGCCAGCTGCTGCTCCATGTCGGCCAGCGTGAGTTCTTCGGTGGCGGTTTTGCTCAGCCCGATCACGCGCGTGGCTTGCACCTGAGCTTCGACCTTGTCCCACAGCGCCTGCTCTTCGTCTGCCAGCGCGCGGGCATGGCGCTGCGTCCACGCTACCCGAGCGGACTCATCGGCATCATCCAGTTTGCGCACGGCAGCCAGGCGCTGCTGGGCGTCGATCTGCACCGCAACGGCCTGCAACTGGGCTTTTTGCAGCGGGCCGAGCTTGGCGTATTTCTGCTCTTGCAGCTCGACGTTGAGCTTTTCAACCGCGTTGAGCTTTTCGGTTCCGGCCAGTTGGCGGCGCAGGTTTTCCAGCAGACTTTGATACGGGTCGGCGCCCTTGCCTTTGTCGTCGTCGCCCTTGATGGATGAGTGCAGCTTGGCATAACCCGCAGCGGCTTTGGCGGCGGCCTTGCCTTGCTCCGCCAGCGCAACGCCCGCCGTGGCCGCAGCAGACCCAGCTTCGGCCTGTGCATCAACGTTGCTCTCAAGCTGGGCATTCAGCCGGCCAAGCGCTGATTCATGATTGGCAAACGCATCATGCACACCGTCGGCATATTGGTGCGCCGCGTCGGTGGTGTTGCGGATGCGGTCGCCAGTCTCTTGCCACCACTTGGCGCTGCGGCTGCCGATCATCTCCAGCGCGTTGCCGTAGGCCAGCATCAGATTGCCGAGCGGCTTGTAGAGCACGTCGGTGATATCCGCGCCGACTTTGACAAACGCGGCACCGATGATGGCAATACCGTCTTCAATGCCGGCAAGGATGATGCGCACCGATTCCAGCACGGTCTTCAGGCCGCCCGACTTGGCACTGGCATCCGCTGCGAATCCGGCAACGCTGGCCATGGCCTCGGCCATGTGCCAAACGTCGGACACCAAGCCACCGACGACACGCCCGGTTTCCGTCAGGCCTTCACGGTTGTTTTCGACCCACAACGACACAGCCTGAAACGCCTCGATCATTTCCTGCTTGATCGGGCCGATCAGTTGCCCGGCGTCGCCAATCAACCCGGCCAGCCCGCCGTTGATGCCGCCGGCCTGGTTGATTTCGTCCACCGCCTTGGCGACTTCGTTTTTCAGGCGGGTCATGGCCTGCCCGACGGTGTCGGGCATCTGTGCAGCTTCGGCGTTGAGTTTGCCCAGCGATTTGAGCAAGGCGTTTCCGACCACGTCGGCGGTCAGCTTGCCCTCGCTGGACATTTCCTTGAGCTTTTCGGCGGCAATGCCGGAGCCCTCGGATATGGCCTTCATGAAACGCGGCGCCGCTTCGGCCAGCGATTTGAATTCATCGCCCTGCAGCTTGCCGCTGCCCATGGCCTGGCCGAATTGCTGAATCGCCGCGGCGGCCTCTTGCGAACTAGCGCCGCTGATCTTCAGCGATTTGGACAGGGCATCAATGATGCCAATCGACTCTGTCGCACCACCGCCGAGGCGTTTTACCGGATCTGACAAGCGGGAGAATGCGCCGGCCACTTCTTCCAGGCTGACCGAGTTGCGCTGCGCCAGCGCGAACAGGTCGGTCTGCACCTGCAGGAATTCAGCCGTGCCACTGGTGGCGAGTTTGACCCGCGACTGCAGCAGCGACATGCTGTCGGCGACGTCGATAAACTGCTTGGCCAGCACTGCGCCGCTACCGATGGTGACCACACTGGCCAGCGCGTTGCGGATGGTGTCCATGCGCGCGGCCACGTCGGACGAGGCTTTTTCCAGCGCCTCGATGCGGCCGGTGACGCGGTTGACGCCTTCGCTGGCCTTGTCTTGCGCCGTGAGTACGATTTTTACGTCATTCGCCATCGATGTTCCGGTCGCGCAGGGCGCAGAGTTGTTCGATCAGTATTTCCAGCTCAGTAAAGCCGAGCAGTTCTGCAATCAACGGCAACGCAGACCATTTGATCTGGCCGCCCATCATGTTCCACGCCCGGACCACCGGGCGCAGATCAGGCGCTAGCGGCGGCGGCCCGAGGGGCAGGTCTTGCGCCTCGAGCCAGTCCGTCAGTTTTTTTTGGCGGCTGCCACGGCTGCCTGATGGTCGGCATAAGCACCGGTGATGCCGTTGATCAACGCGGAAAACAGCTCCGCATCGTCTGAGGCCCACTCCACCAGGGCTTCGCCGTCAAACGGCAGCGGGTGCGGATCGCCACCGGGGATTTTCATCGCCAGCTCGGTGACGGTTTCTCCCCAGCCGATAACGAACTTGAGCAGCTGGCGCGGCGAGATGTCGCCACGGAACTCCAGCATGTCCAGATCGGTTGGCCGCAGGACGGTGAAGCTGTGCTCGCGCACTGGAATGACCTTCTCCCGCGCCCGGCGCAGCTTGTCGGAAAGTTTGCTCATCTCGATCAGCTCGCGTAGTAGGTGGGGGAACCGTGCATGGTGATGACGGTGCCAGTGGTAACCATGCCCTGCGCCTGGCCGCCCGGCAGCAACGATGCGCCGACGTAGCCGTTGAACAGCATGATCTGGCCGCCGGTGCCGAAGGTGAATTTGAAGCAGCGTTTGGCCTGGGCATCCGATGCCTGTTTCATCGCACGCAGGCCGGCGTCGCTGATGTCCCAGATGTTGTCCATGCTGTAGCTGGCCGCGTTGGGCAGCTCAGGGATCTGCGTTTTGGCGTTGTCGTGGATGGTGGTGGTGTCGATAAAGCCGAAGTCACCGCCGGAGCCGCTCACCGATGTCGCGGTGGTGATCGACGTGCCGAAGGTAATCGCCTGGCACGAGCCGGAGGTGAAGGCATCAAACGCCGAGGTGTCTTCGCCTTCCAGCACAAAGTTGTTGGTGGTTTGGGACGAGACGCGGAAAATCCGGCCGTCAACCTGGCGCATGCCCTGCGCGCTCACCAGTACGTAGTCGCCATTGGCAAAGCCGTGGGCGGTGCTGCTGACGGTGGCGGTGGCGCCAAGCGTGATGCCGGTGATGGTTTTCGCTGCGCCGAGGGCGGATTGCATCGCGATTGCGACGTTGCTCCATTTTTTTACTGTTGCCATGATTTGCTCTCCGGGTGAAACCGGGGAGGCAAATCAACTGGCGGGGCCAAATGGCGCGGCGAGTCAGCGTGCCCGGATAGGTGTTTCGTTGAGATGGCCGCGCAGCAGTTGCGGGGCGGCGATCCGGTTGTTTATTTGGCGGATTTGCCCGCCAGCCATTTTTCCCATGCTGCAATCGCCATCTTGGCGGCGCGGATCAGGGTTTCATGCAGGGTTTTATTTACTTCGCTCATGCGTATTTCCTGTCAGACGAGTACCCGAAGTTGCTGGGGTCAATCACGTAACATGCCTCGGCTTCTTCTATATTCTGGACCGCGATAAACTTCATGCCGCTGTCGCATTGGCTGAGGCGTTCCATTTCTGCCTTGGTGTAACGACGATGCAGGTCAATGATTTCGAACCCAGCCGGCAATTCAGGGGTAAGCGTCATGCGTGCCTCATATCAACACGCCTGGCGCGTTGGCTTGAATGTGGTACTGGCAGCGGTAGGTCAAAGTGATCATGCCGGCCGGTTTTTCCAGTGTCTCGTCTTCGCCTGCCTGCAGTGCCACCAGATCGCATGACTTAGTGGTGCCGCCCTGCATCGCGCTGCTGTTGGCCATGGCGGTTTGCACTTCCAGCGCGATCTGGTCGAGCACGTCTTCCAGATTGCTGCTGGCTTTAACCACGCCACGCACGTGCAGCAACAATGTATGCTGTTCGATGGCGGGGCTATCCATGGTGATGCGTTCGATCTCTGGCTCATCGCCAGAGAACACCAGCAAGCCGGGGCCGCCGATGCGCTCTGGATCAAGCGGCAGGCTGCGGCCGGGATAAACCCGGTTGCCGGTCGTTGGCAAGCCAGACAGCGCGGCAATCACTGCGTTACGGATCTGCGTGCGGGCGTGAGCCATCAGCTCATCTCCTGCAGATTCAGCACAATCCAACCCATGCCGTCTGGTTCGATTTTCGACACTTCGCCATCAAACAGCACTGTGCCGCTGTCGGTGGTGATGTGCACGGCGTCGCCCTCTTGCACGTTGCCCGCCAGTGATTCTGGGCACTGAAACACTGGGCGATTGCCGCTGACGTAACCCATTACTTCCGCCGCGTGCCGATCAAAGAACCCGGCCACTGCTGCCGCACCATTGATGCTGGCTTGCGCATTGGCAAGCCGCGCGCCAGCGGCGGCATTGAGGCGGGATTCGAGACGGGCGAACGGCGTGGTCATGATCAGGCGTTGAGCTTGATGTTGACGCTGGTGACGCCGTTGCCGGCGGCGGCAAAGGCGTAACCTGCATAAACGTTGGCGCCAACGGTCGTGGTCAGGCGGCTGTTGCCGTTATCCCAATACAGCGCGGCACCTTGCGCAACCACGTCGGTGCCGAGCTTGGTAACGGTGTAAACACCGGTCATAGCTACCGGGCCGGTGCTGCCGTTGGCGATGTCGCCAATGCACACGCCGAGCTTGATGCCAATCAGCACTGGCTGACCGGCGGTTTTGTTGGCGCCGGCGGTGTAGTCGATCACCTCACCAGGCTGCACGAATTTTGTTGTCATGATGCTTGTCCTTATCGCTTGGCCCGCCCCCCGCTCAGCGGGTGGCTTGCTCAGTCAGTCGGCTTAGTTCGGGTTTTTCGCCAGCGCGCGGAAGTCCAGCGCTTTCACACCAGCATCCAGTCGCACCTTGAATTCGACGCCGTCGATGTTCCAGCCTTTTTCTTGTTCCAGCGTCGGGGTTTTCACGCCGTCCAGGTAGGCGACCTCGATGGTGTCAAACAGCGTCGAATTGCCTGCGCCATACCAGTTGCTGGCGCTGGCGGTATCGAGACGGGCATCGGCGATCACGCTGAATGTGCCGCGCACGCTGTTTGGCACCGAGTTGTTGCGGTTGCTGAGCTTGTTGGTGGTATCCAGCACGCCCACTTCGAACTCGCTGTTCAGCACTACGTTGGCTGCACCTTCCAGAGCCAGTGGCACCAGCAGCGTACCCAGTCGGATATTCAGCGCACGCGCGGTGCTATCGGTCTGCTTGCCCATCGCCACGCGCATTGCATCGACAGCGGCGGTGCTGATGGCGGCGCCGGCCAACAAGTTTTTGTGGTCAGCGTGGAACAGCGCCGTGCCATCGCTCATGGCCGGGTTGCTGGTGAGAATCGCGTAGACCAGATCACCAATAGTGCGGATCGCCGCGCGGCCCATGCGAGCCGGGATTTTGGTGAACGCGCTCAAGTCATCATTGATGATGGCCTGACGGGTGATGCTGAACATCTTGCCGTAGGTGGCCAACTGGATGGTTTCGCCACGGTCGCCCACGGTGCC